CTATTACTGTAGCAGCTACTGTAGCAGTTACTGTAGCTATTACTGTAGCAGCTACTGTAGCAGTTACTGTAGCTATTACTGTAGCAGCTACGCATTGTTTGCTTTATATAGGTAGGAAGTGGTTAGATTCTCTTGTAAAATGCACTTTAGGGAACTTCTGATTGCAAGCATTGGTTAGTTGAGCTTTATTACTTTTCATAACATTGTAGCATTACCGTAGCAGCTACTGTAGCAGTTACTGTAGCAGTTACTGTAGCAGCTACTGTAGCAGTTACTGTAGCAGTTACTGTAGCAGCTACTGTAGCAGCTACAGTAGCTATTACAGTAACAGTTACACACACCAAAATGCGTTTTCCACACTTTCCACAGTGCGTTGTGGATAATGTGCATGTTCACTTTTTCTTTCTCAGCACATTGTACAGCCACAAAAAAATTAAGAAAACTTTAAGAATTAAGACTCGCCTAATCACGCTTAAAATGACTGTATTTGCATTTTAGGCTTTAGTCGATAATCAGATCGAAAAAATGTTTTTCGCAAGAATTTAAAATAATACCCAAAACAGACAGACGTTATTTGTGCAGATTTTCTCTTGACAGGATATTGAAATTGTGTGCAACAAAAAAAGCCCCAGGTATCCGGAGATACCCAGGGCGTGTGTGACATATTATTTCCTTGACCAAAAGGATTGCTGTTACTTATGCGTTACAGACTTTGTTTGTAAGTTTCCAAAATTTCTTAGTTGAACAATGCGTACCAGGTGTTGGCTCCGCACCATCCGTCAGCATCCAGACCGTTTGCTTTCTGGAATGCTTTGATTGCTGCTGTAAGATTTGCTCCGCAGCTGGCATCCATAGCTCCAGTGTAATATCCTTTTGCGGATAAAATGAACTGAGCTATGAATGTGAATGTACCGACAGTTCCACTGTATACTCCGGCTTTTCCGGCTACTTCCTTGCAGGAACTGTAGAAATTCTTGTTGCTCGGAGTGAGCTTTGTTCCGTACTTGCGGTTCATAAGATCTTTCCATACCGCAAGGGCTCCCCATCTGGAAGCCGGACCGTAGGATCCATCAATTGCCAGTTTTGCTCCACAGAATTTAATCAGCTTATCTCCGTAATTGGAATTAAGCCACTGCTGACCGGTCTTGACATTGGATGTCTTACTGTTTCCTTCGGAAGCTGTTCCGAATCCGGTGCTTGTAGATCCTGAGCTTGTTGTTCCGGATCCGCCGGCTTTTGATCCGTCCTGAACGTTCGTAGCCGTGTGGTGGTTGTCGTTCAACAGGATATCTCCGGCTAACAGATAATCGGGACCATTCAGGTACTTAGATTCTGTCAACACCTGGAATCCAGCCGCTTTCGATCCGGATCTCAGATTGCCGGTATAGGTTGCGTTAATATTTTTCAGCTTATCAATTCCCAGAAGATAACCGGCAGCCTTGATATTGGCGATCACACCTGCAGAACAATCTGCCTCGCAAGCGATTGTGATCTGTGATGGATCGTAATTACTTGCTTTCAGGTGCTCCCAGTATGTACCTCTCTGTCCCTGATCGTAACCGACCAAATCATTTTTAGCAGCTTTGATCCCGAGCTCTGCCAGCATTGCTCTAACTTTTGCATCCGGATGTCTCAGAACGCACTTCCAAGGTCTGTTATACCATGGAATCAAAGCCCATTCTGTCCCGGTCTGATCTCCTGCTTTTCCTCTGGAATACTTCCCGTTTTCATCGTGACCACTGTTTGAAATTAAACTCATGCTCTTTTCCTCCTCTTTTTGATATTTAACAATTTTTTAACGTAAAAAAAGTGGGGATTTCTCCCCACCCAGTTATAAGTACGTGTCCTCTTCCGGATCTAACTCTTCGTCCTCCGCTGGATGCAACTGCCCCATTTTGTCCATGAGAATGAATGTTAATGGCAGGAACACTGCAAATAAGATTACCAGTGGCCAGAAGATTCCAGCCAAAACCATGAGTACCATTACCAACGGGTAGTTCGGTTTCCTTGGCTCGTAGTACAGACCGTTATCTTGACAATAAAGTTCTTCGTCCTCATCCTCCATTTTGCATAACGTCCTGATCGCCCAAATATATACTGGCTGACTTAATAAGATCCCTAAAAGGTACACGAATAGGATTACATCCCACATAGCACTCCCTCCCTTCTCTGAGAGTTATTTCTGGGAGCCATTTACTCTTCCATCATCCAGAAGATCTTTTACCCCCTCAAACCATTTATCAATAACCTTCATCATTGTTTCCTCGGTAACGAATATCTGGAGCCACTTAGGTAACAATCCTCTTGCCTGGCTTACAACATACTTTAATTTCTGTTTGCCCTGACCAGATTCATTGTAGATGTGCTCTGCTTTCAAGATCAGCTGATATACATCCTGACGGATTCCGTCCAACCCCTGCATCTTTGCATACTGGTAAGCTAAAATAATCGTGATGATCGCTAAGATCAGAAGAGCCACTGCAATTACTGGCAATGGGATCTGAGATAATACGTTTACTAATTCCATTCTTGTTTCCTCCATTTCTTTTCGTGCCCTCTCAGGCTTCCGTACAGCCTCACGGGGCTTTGTTAATTGGTTACATGGTAATTTCCTTGCATAAGCTACTCTCATGCGGATTTGAGCCGATTAGTGCTTTTAGTTTCCGGTTATATGATTTACTCCCTGACGTGTCAGGAAATTTTCCAGATCGTGTTTTGCTTCCTGCTCATAATCCAGGGCTTTGTGCATGTCTCCGTTACACTTGGCGTCCGGGATTCTCTGCACAGCTCTTGCTGTAGCTTCTGACAATGCAAGGGCTCCATCCAGGGCTTTTACTGTCATGTACTGGAGCTTTTCCCTGTTTTCTTCTTTGGCGTCCTGCTCTCTCTGTCGGTTTAGCCTTTCCTCTTTCTCAGCTTCTGCTCTTGCCTGGATTTTTCTTTCGATCAACCAAAAACAAAAAGCTGTGATCGCTGATGGAACTCCGGCAGCTATCAATAAGTCCATTGGATCTGTGTCTCCTTTCTCCTGTTACTTCGGAACTTTCGAGCTAATTCGTTTTCCGGGCTGCGCTCGTATCTGCATATGCAACACCTCCTTCGCTGCTAATTGATATCTCATCATCATCGCAATCTGCATACCTCCGGCATGCGTGCTCGATAATGTCAAGATCTGCTTCGATCTCCTCCAAACTTTTAGTTGGTGTCCCTTTTATCAGGAAGATTAGATCATAGATTGCCGACCATAATTTGGAGATAATCTGTAACTTTGTCATTTATCGCCCTTCCTTTTCCTGAAAAGATGGTAGTGAGGCTTCTCTTCGCCAAATAAAAGCCATCGGATCAGATCATCCAGGAAGATCCCGAATGCTGATAAAAAGAACCACAGCAACGTAAATTGCGGACATATCTGACCAAGTATATTTCCGGTCATGTTGCTGTAATCCCACATATTCAGCCCCAACCATACATTCAGGATCAACCCAGAAAAAAATTCAATCACTGTGATCCCGGATGCAGCTATCAACTGCTGGAGAACCAACGGCATACATCGTGATCTCTCGTTAATCACTCCGCAAATGATGAAGCATAAGCCTCCGCACACTGCCATTGCCGGAAAAGAATATCCCCGGAAGATCACTTCCAGGGAATAATAAAAAACTCCTCCGATCAGGAAGAGTGTCAGGTACTTTATGATTTTTTTCACTATGCAATACCTCCGGATGCAATGGTTTTCATGTAATCTTTCAGAACTTCATTCTGGAACTCTTCCGGAACTTTTGCTCCCCACTGAATCTGCTCCAGGTCACTTGCTTTCTCTGCTGACTTAATCCACATATTGACCGCATTGCAGTAGGTCGTATTATAGCTGACATAGAACATTGCCCGGTCAACGATATTCTGCATGTCTGCCGCAGAGAAATACTTGCAAGGATGCCCGTCCTCATGGTATTCCAGTTTTTCCTCTCCAGCCAGTAACTGCATTTTCTTTCCGAAAAGATTCAGCTGATCTTTTTCTGTCAAGCTGAAATGCTCTACTCCGGATGATGTCGGCACATCTACGCCATCATATATTGTCTGTTCACATGCTTTCGAGATTTCCTGGTACTTCGCTTTTCTTGCATCCTCCAGACTTAAGTCCTCTGCTTTTGTTGGATCCGGAATTTCATCTGCTTTTGCAAACCAGTAATCAAATTCTTTCTCCACCTCTTCTTTTGTGACTGCTCCTTCGTAATGGAGCTGTACTTCATCGCATTCCCAGACTTTATACTTTTTCTTTTTTTCGTCCTGGATTTCCTCTTTGTCTACCAGCTCTATATTTCTTCTCATGATAATATCTGTTCCGGAAAATACCGGATAGGTCTCAACCGCTGATGGCTGTGACAAGTAAGATTCTCTTCTCATTTTCTACTTCCTTTCCGTGCTTGCTTGCACTGTATGAACACATTTTGAATAATTCATCAAAACAATACTTCGTTCTGAATTTCAAGCTGTTGCTATGTTTTACCCATCCTTTGTATGCTGCTATCCGGCAAGCTCTCCACCATGGGACAAATCCGTTTTCCTTGAAATCTTCCCAGGCTCTGAGCACTTGCCTCCGGATTCTCCGAAATACTCTGCCACGAATGATCGTGTATTTTCTCCGGACAACATAGCCCATCATGTCAACTCCTGGAGTTCTTTTCTTACTGCCTTTCTTTCTCTCTTCGTAGTTCTCCTTCTCTTCATCAAACGATGCCACTTGGTAGAACTGCCAGATATCCTTGATTTTCAATCCGAACTTATCATGTGCCCAGACCGTGGCTTTCTTCATTGCTTTTCTCAGCTTCGAGATATCGCCGTAGATCGTGAAATCATCCGCATAACATACAACCGCATAGACAAGCCTGTTCCGCTTTCCTCTGCGTATCTGTGCCTGCTGATAGATGTATCTCAGAACATAGCTCATAACGTAATTAAACAGCCATGCCGGAAGATATCCGCCAATACACAAATGGTTCCCAGGATAATTGCTCATAAGAGCACCCAGGAACCATAGCAGCACTTTATTTTTGCCGATGTCTCTTCTCAACATCTCCATCACGATATCCACCGTTACCGATGGATAGGCTTTCGTTACATCTCCTTTGATTGCTACAACCTTGCCGTGGAATTTCTTTCTCAGAAGTCTTTCAATCTTCCTCTTTCCAGCAACTCCGCCTTTCTTCGGGATGCTCCCATACTGGATCGGCAGAATCTTTGCCCTGAAAAGAGGTTTCAAAGCAAAGACAGCGATATACTCAAACACCTGCTGTTCCGGAGATTCCTGGCAGATGTCTCTTAGTTTCTGCGTCAGCCCATCCACCCTTTGAAATTGGCGAATCGGCTTTAATTGCAGATCACGGTCAACGATACGCTGTGTCAGCATCTTCGCAACTTCGCTCTCAGCCTCCAGGGTTCTCTTGAAATCCTGGTTCAGCCGGTCTTCTGCAATCTGACGCTTCGTGATCTTTCCGGTCTTGCATAGCAGACGTTGGAAATCGTTTCTTCCACGCTTATTCCGGAAACATTCTATTACGGCAACCTCGTTGAATTTCCAGTCCTCAACATTCACGGTTGCCGGTTTGCAATAGGTTTTCATCAAACCTCCTTAATCTTCATCTGGTTACTTCCGTGACTTTCCCCGTAGGTACTAGCCTCGTTGGTTTCAAGTTATTTTCGCACATAAGCGAGGATTATACGGTGCAATGATTTTTAAATACTCTTTTCAAAATTGTACCAGTTGCTCCGAGAGAGCCGTTCCAGTTAGCGTTAGATACCCCATTGTTCGAGTTACGGCAAGGAACACCGCCATTGCCGCCGTTGTTCAAGTTGCCGAAGCACCAAGCCGCACGAACACCAGACGCCGCCGGATTGCGATTGAAGCCAGCTCCCAGACACCGCATAACCCTAAAAATTATTTTATTTGCAAATAAGACAATAAAGGGGCTTACTGCCCCTCTGCTTCGCATTCACCCCGTTTTTAACCCTCAAGACCAGGTGCTCCGAGAGAGCCGTACCAGTAAGCGTTAGACACCCCATAGCTCGAGTGACGGCAAGGAACACCGCCAACGCCGCCGTAGCTCAAGACGCCGAAGCACCAAGCCGCACGAACACCAGACGCCGCCGGATAGCGAACGAAGCCAGCCCCCACTCCAACGCCGCTACCGCTTGCCGTTGTAGCCTCTGGCCAAAGAACATCATCATCAATAATGTTGTCCGTGATGTACGTCCATGCTCCTCCCGTTCCTGCCGGGTAGACAAGGTGTGCTCCCTTAATCTGATCGTAATTCTCATTGACGGAAGAACCAACTTTCGACTGGTCATAGCACTTGAAGCAGTCAAAATTGTAATTTCCGTCTGCATCCGTGCTCCACTGCCACAGCTCATCCGAAACAATCAAGTATGTTCCATTCATGAACTCAACGCCCTGAATCATTCCAGGTTCTTTTCCGGATGTTGGGCTGTATCGGCTACCATCTCTACCCAGTACGTTATCATTCCATCCGGAGTAGTACGGAGCTGTAGACAGCATTGTGGTTCCGGCTACTGTATCAAAGGTCTTTCCTCCATTGTCCACATATACTGCGGAATAGTCTGTACCTTCAATGTTCACAGTCTCAATCGCTGTGATTAACTTCGCATCAAAAATGGAGTATGCACTGGCAGCGTTTCTATCGGTCGATGCATTGGTTCCCAGCATGACCGCAGAACCCACGAACAGGTTTGCCGCCTGTGCTGTGGTCAGAATTACTCGCTCCACTCCGGTCTCAGCCACGGCTACTGTGTACTGGAAACTGTAGCTTGAGCATCCTTCAATCTTTCCGGAATTTCCTTTACGTCCATATTTCAGACGCATCATAGCATCCAGGAACTTCAGAAGTGATCCAGATGCTCCGGAATACTGTGTTCCTCTGGCTCTCCATCTGGTTACTCCGGTTGAATGCGAAGTACGGTTGACCGGTGCCAGTCCAGTTCCGCAAGTGATCGCTCCGTCTGCGTCCAGACCAGCGTAATATTTCGGATGTGCCATGTACTCATGCACTTTTCCGGTTCGGTCTGTGCCTTCTTTCCAACGTTTGTAGCCTGGAGCCGGTGTACATCTGGTTTTCAGATATTTGTAATCCTTGTCCTGCCATTCACGCTTGTAGGTGTTCTTCTGGATCATCCAACACAGATGTTCTCCACCTCTGACCTTTGCTGTATCGTCAATGTGTTCTACATAGAAAATCTCATGGGAGCCATCTGCTTTTTTCTCTGCCGCCACTTCCAAACACCAGAACTGCGGAAGGTGTGCGAACGGATCGTTACCGGCTGTGGATTCTGTGGACGGTGTACATGTCACTCCTGCTGAATCATCCGTTAAGGTTCCGATCATGGATGTGCTCTTGGAATATCTTGGTGTCGTTACGCCGTGCACTCTGGAATCAACCAGAATATTTCCGAACCATCTCTCCAGCATTTCTGCTTTCGTGAAAAGCTCCGGATTATATTGAATCTTCCACCATTCAGTAAAAAGGGCATCTACCTCCGCTTTGGAAGTAGCTGCCGCAACTTTCTCTTTATACTTCAGATCCATTTCTCCAGCAATCTGATCTCTGTGAACTTTGACCAGTAACTGCATGGTCGTGTCTCTGGGGATATTGATTGTCTCACTCATTTTCTGCCTCCTATGCACTTAATATGATTGCGTCAAGCCCCTTGTCATCCGGGTTAATCTGGAACGCAATCGTGTTGACCTGGTTAATAAGTATCTCTGTAGCCTCTTTCGCCTTAGCAATGGCATCCGCAGTATTTGCCTGCCTGTCCTTCTCATTCTGAATCCGGACGTTTTCACTGGCGGTTCTTGTCTGCTCCGCAGATGCTCTCTGAGTTTCTGCCTGGAATCTCACCTGTTCTGCCTGGACTCTGGCAGTTTCAGCCTGTGACCTGGACTGCTCCGCTTTATTGGCATTCTCAGTAGCCGCATTAGCATTCTGAGCTGCCTGGCTTGCTGCCGAAGCCGCACCGTTCGCATTACCGGCTGCTGTAGATGCCAGACCGGCCGCCTGGTTTGCATCATTCGCTGCCTGGTTTGCTGCTGATACAGATTGCTGGATTGCAGAATCAATCTGTTTTGCAGAATCAACGACTTTCTGCAAGGCTGCCTGCTGGGTCTTGCTGGCCTCTGTAGCTTTCTCGGTTGCTGTCTGCTGATTCTTACTGTCTGATGTAGCCTTTTCCGTAGCTGTCTGCTGGGTCTTTCCGGCTGCGGTAGCTTTCTCATTTGCTTCCTGCTGAGCTTTACCATTGGCGATTGCTGTAGTCAGATTCTGCAATGCAGCTTTGACTTCCTCAGACTTCGTGTTGATAGATTCTACCTGCTTCTGCATGGTAGCCGCCGACTGATTGACTGACTCTTTGATACTGTTGTAGCTTTCATTTTCCTCGTGAATCTTCTGCATACAGGAGATAAAAGCTCCTCGCACCTCTTCTCCATAGACCGCATTTCTAAGCTGATCTATTTCCTGGGAAATATCTGCCATTTACTCCACCTCCTCGATAACAGGCTCCTCTCCGGCAACATTCTCTTCCGATGCGCCCGGGACTTCTTCCGGATTTTCAAAAAGCGTAATCAGCTCTTCTTTTTCTTTCTCGAAAGTCTCCTGTTTCTCTTTCGCCTCGGTTTCATAATATTCTTTCAATTCCTCTTCATATCTGGCTGTATCGTCCGCAAGTTCGTTTGCAGCATTTGATCTGATTTCAGCAAGCACTCCGCTCAGAATCCCCTCTGCCATAAAAATAGGCAACCCGTAAGCTGCCATCGTGTTTCCAACCTGCCTTGTGATTGCCTGTTTCGCATCAGCATAAATAACACTAAGCGGTCTGCCCGGCTTTTTCTTCTCTTCCATCTTCCTTTACCTCCTGCTCTCTTTTAATGGTTCCTACAGCTACACTGTTTTTCGCTACCTTTTCCGGTGCGTCTCCTCTCGGAAAAATAATTTCCATCTTCTTGCCTCCTTCTTAGTTCCAGTAACCTACTATGATTCCGTTGTAAACTCTGAGATGTGAATACGTCCAACTGTTACCGTTGTTCGTGATCTCACATACAATCGGTATTGCTCCGCTAAATGCGGTATATCCTCCAGCAGAAATCGAACCTATCTTGAAGTTCTTCAGCGTGTACCAGTTTCCAATCAGATTGCAACCCATATTCACGCCATACTCATCGTAGATAGAGTTCGCACGGCTGAAACATAACATTGTCGTGTATGAGCTGGCCGATGCGCTGGCTTTCTGAGCGAACGCCATGTACTTTCCCTGTGGTTCCAAGTCGAACACCAGCCCCTTATGAGAATTGTTCTGAGCCCACTGGTTTGTGCCAATACATCCGACATAATAACCATCCCGATAGAAATGGTTTCCGCTTTCATCGAATACCGCTCGCTTCTTTGACGTAGACACGCCATAATCATAAATGGCTATCTCTCCCGCGCTAATCTGCACATACTTACTGCTGTTGTTGAATGCCGTAATTACTCTGTCATAATACTGAGTAACATATGAACCAAAATCTCCCTTGCTTACCTTGCTGATAATATTATCGGCATTGACTTTGATAGATGCCTTCAGATCTTCCTCGCCCTTTGTTGCTCTCTTGACCTCTGCCTCGATGGAATCTTTCAGCACACTCAACTGGCTTTCTGAGTATGCGGATATATAACCAAGGATTTCAACATCCGTGATATATACAGTCGTATCCGCCACATAGTTATAAAAGTATGTGTAAAAATACGATGGCGTAGCTTCGGCTGTAAATTCAAACTGTTTCCATCCACTTCCAAGTTCTCCGGCAGTCGTAAGAAATGCTTTTCCGTCAATCGTGACTCGTATCCGTGCTTTTCTGGAATCTTCCGTATCACAAGCAGCTTTGAACCTTACAGTCACTTTCCCTTTTTTCGCCAACGGTCTCTGATACCATGAGAAGCTATAGGTCGAAGTATTATTCTCTATCTTCGCACAGCTTTTCCCAGAAAAGGTAGTCTGCGTTATTTGTGCAGCACTACTTCTGCTCCATCCAGTAAACTTATCGGTGTTATCCGAAAAATTCCCATTGCTACAGTAGTTGTGCAATGAGTTTTCGTATACTTCGGACACAGTTGCAGATACTTTCCCGACTTCGACATCCAGTCTTGCATCGATATCGTCCAACAGTTCCTGCATATCCCTCAAACACCGGATATCCGTTACATACAATACGCTTCCGGAATATCCGTATACCGTCACAGCTACAGACTTTGCAGCTTTCGTGATCTTGACCTCTTTGCTGTATGCATGGTATTCATCTGCGGTATATCCACTGAGATAAGCCGTGGACTTATTTTCGGAAAATCCGTACTGGATATAAGACGGTCGGTACTTTGAACCTTCCGGATACGCCGCTTCGACAGCAATCTTATAATTGCCAGCCTCCAGAGTTCCCAGACTCTGTGTCAGCGTTACTGCTCCGGTTCCGGAAAATGTTAGCTTAAAGGCGTTCATGTTCAGAAACTCCGACTTCTCCACCTTGCAAATGCTGGTCGCTCCGGATATTGAGAACCTGGCCAGATCCAGTGTCTCCTGCTCTCCGCCGGTTATATAATTCTTTCTGCTAACTCTTTCCTTAACACTTCGTACAGACAGTTCAATGCGGTTCTCCATGTTGGAAATGGAATTTTCTATCTCTTCCCTTGCCACTCTTACCGTATTGTCTGCATACTCATTGGCTGCCGTTTCGCTTTCGGATATCTTCGTCTCCACGGATGTCCGATACCCGGCATCCAGGGATTCGGTCTTCACGGAATTTACCAGTAGCATCTTTCCGTTGATCTTACCATCCATCGTGAGTGCTACTCCGTCAGCCGGACCGTCATATCCATTACTGTAGTGAGCAAGTCCGCCCAGCCCCCATCTCCAGAGGTTCTTTGCGTTGGCTACTCCTGGAGTATCTGAGACAATGAACTCATTTTTTGTGTGGATCGCATTACCATTCTGGTTCATGTCGTTTAATAGGTTCGTAGCGTCCCGTAACGCCTCCTGGAGGATTTCTCCTTTGCTCGGTATAGAATTTATAGTCTTTTCTATTTCCTCGGCTGTATGGCTATTTGAGGATGTGTAGGTGTTGCTCTGTTTTTCCGTGCCTAATGTAATGGTATTCTTAGCAAAATTGCTAATATATACTTTCAGGCTTGACAATGGCAATTTTGAATCAAGCCCATGCGGAGGAGAAACACAACGAATCAGATCTCCGACCTCGAACTCCTGGATATCATCATCCGTCAGATTCAGATCAATAGCTTTCAATTCAAGAACCATATTCTCAAACTGTACACTTTTCAGATATTCCCGTCCTTTTTTCATCAGGTTTGATGCTACTTTTACATCATCCCACGTGACGGTCTTGTAGATCCTTCCGTAAGCTGCTACTGCACTGTCATCAGAGACGTAATCAACGCCCCCGTTCACTTCTTTGATTGTCAGTCTCTCTTCCAGACCTTCAATGCTGGATCCCTCCAATTTCGCCCCCAGAGGGATAACACACGTTACTAGGTCGGAAGCGTCCATGTTTTTAGAATAATCAAGCAAATTCTTTCCGAACCTGATCTCCTGGCTGTTCTGGGTATAAAATTCATCATCGTTCAGATAATCCAGGTAGCGGATGCCATCCTCTTTCCGGATTACAAGATGCCCTCCCAGTCTGTCTACCAGCTTATCTTTTAGGGTTTCCCTGGTAGTCTCCCAGTTAGCGTACCGGTATAGGGAATCGTTCGGATCCGTAACTGATACACGTCCCAGTGTGAATTGCTTTCTCTCCTCAACTTGGGAATTGTGATTGTCAATTACTGTTTTCAGGTAATTCTTGACCGAAATATTGTGATACACTGTCGGCCTCTGAATGCTGTCACAAAAATAGGCAAGTTCTCCTTCGACGAATACTTTCTTAACACCCTTGGAATCTTCGTCATCATAGAGAACTCGCCCAGCAAATTTTTCTACTCCATCTTTGTAGAAAACAATGTCAGTAGTGAGCTTTTTCACGTACTGGTAATACGGGTGTGTCGGGTAGACTGAAAACTCAGCCTGCCCGTTCACATTATCTCCCTTCTGGTAGTAGGGATCCCCGACTATTAGTGCCTTAACCCGTGGGTTATGGATCATGTATTCTTTCCCATCCACAAAAGCCTTAATTGTATACATTTACAACATACCTCCTCTGTGAACGATTGTTATTTTTCCTTTACCCTGGAAGTACAGCTTATTCTCTCCCTCGTAAAGTTCAATGTCATACATGATATTTTCTCCAGCGTATATATCATACGTTCCGTTTCTGTATTTTACTTTCATTGAGGCGTTTGAAATAATTTTCAGCGTATCGTTATACGGATATCCGTCCAGGATTATCTCTTTCCAGGATGTCGGGCTGTTGATGTCAATGTCTGAAGTATTCCGGATCACTCCATCTATAAAGCTGAACGTGTCCCATTTCCACGGTTCATTGGAAGATGTGACATCCAGCTTATAAGGATCGCACGTACATTCAATACTGATTTCCGCAAGTTCCTCATTGGTTTTCTTAGTGTCAATATGACACCGTCCGGTATAATAATAGCCGGAATCGACATCCAAGATGATCCGCCTTTCCTTCCCCTCGATCGCTCTCGCAATTCTGCTGATTAGTCCAGTCCAGCGGATGTAGCTGCAATCTCTGGCATCAAATGTAAATTTCAGTGTTCGCATTTCATACACTACGCCACCATTCTGAGCTTCTGTCAGATCCAGGGATCCATTCATGCCATTTACGCTAACGTATACAGTCTTTGCTTTCGGAACTCCGATAGACACGCTTTTCAGCTTCAATCCCCAGTCATTATATGAATGGGCGCCATCGAAAGACACGCCCGTTACTTTTACTGGCATTCATTAACCCCCTCTCTTTTTATGGGTGTCTATTCTACCCATGTCTTTATCTACGATAGGTGTTGTGGCGTGACCTATCTCCTTTTCGTCCAGGTCAACGTGTACATGCGTCTCCCCTTCGATTACAACCTCAGTTTTGCTTTCAACAAATGATTGTCCGTTTTCCTGTTCAACTTTGTATGTCTGGCTTGTGTTCTTGTCCAGCGTGATCTTTCCGGTTTCGACATTTACTGCCGCCTGCATCCGATCCGCAAGAGCTTCCATTTCTTTATCTGTCTGTTTCTCCAGATCCGGCATGGAATCTTCGATACCAACACCAACGCCAGGTGGGATCCATCGTCCAACTTCTTTTGCGAATACTCTTGATGGAGAATGTATTCCGAGAGCGCCTTTTACTCCGTCAACAATTCCAGAGAAGAAGCTCCTAACCTGACTTCTGAACCATCCAGCCGCATTGCAGATTCCGTTCCATACACCTGTTACGATATTTCGTCCGACCGACATCATCTGTGACGGTAAGTTTCTTACTCCGTTCAGGACAGCATTTACCAGCTTATTAGCCGCTTCACGTCCCTTGGACATCAGATCTGATCCCCAGGAAACTACTTTTGATGCTGTATTGCACAGCCATGTCCAGATCTTACCTGGAAGCTGAGAGAAAAAGTTCACGATTGTAGCGATCGTGTTGCTTGCAGCTGTTCTGGCATTGCTCAGCATATTAGATCCCCATGTAATGAGGTTCTGGAGCGTGTTATGGAGCCATTGCTGTACCTTTCCTGGTAATTCGGAGAAGAATGTCACAACTGTATCAATTACGTTCTGTGCCGCTTCTCGTGCTTTCTGGAGCATGTTGCTTCCCCAGGTAACAAAATTGTTATAGGTATTCGTGAGCCATGTCCAGATCTTGCCTGGCAATTCACTGAAAAATGTAACAATGTTATCAATGATGATCGGAACATTCGTTTTTACCCAGTTGACCGCATTTATACCAAATTCAATCAGCTTCCCGATGACAAATCCCAGGGCGTAGCCGATCTTGTATGGAAGATCTGTAAAAAATTGCACGATCGCATCAATCGCAGCGCTTACCACTTGTGATGCAGATTCCAGTAAATTAGATCCCCACTCCTGGATCCCCGAAATAACCTGAGATAGGAACTCAGAAATACGTCCAGGTAAAGCCTCAAACCAGGCAACCACGGCATCTACAATTTCACCGATTTTTGATGGGATTTGCTGAATAAATTCAACGATCTGATCCCAATGTTCCTTTATCACGATAACCAGATTTGCAACCGCAAATACAATTCCTGCAATCGCAGCCGCTACCAGTGCAGGTGCTCCCAGGATTACTGCTCCAACCGCAGCCAGGGCAATTCCAACTCCCATCAGGATATCTTTTATTATGCTGAATCCGTTCTTGAACATGTCAATGAAATTTGTGACCGCAAGTATCGCACCAGCTATGATAGATCCTACCCCGGCAATGACTGTTCCGAAGGTAGCAAAAAACTCTCCGATCGTAGAGACCGCAGAGCCGATAAATGATCCGATCTTTGTCATCACGGATCCTGCTGTTGTAGCAAGTCCGCTGAGTTTTGTTCCAAAGGCAGCCAGTTTAGGGAACTCTAATGCAATTACTTCTCCCAGGGTTCCTGCTCCGCCCTTCCAGAGGGCAAACCCTTCAACCGCTTTTCCTACTACTCCGACAATTCCGGAAACTCCACCCTTGAACGTTTTCAGGATAGAGAAAAGACTGCTTACTGATCCTACAACATCTTTAGCAACTTTCAGTGCCGCAATAGACGCTGCAATGGTTCCGATCGCTTTTCCGATCGCTTCCATGGTAGCCGGATCCTGGCTGTCGATCACGGAGAAAATATCTCCAATCAGATCTACGACACCTTGTACAATTTCCCCGGCAGTATCTAAAAATCCCTGGAAGAATCCATCCAGCAAAGCAGAAACACCAGGAAACTCTTCACTCAGCCCCTGGCAGAATCCGGCAACAAAATCTTTTGCTGCCTGGATAATCAATGGCAAGTTTGTTTGAACAGCCTCGCCAATTTTACTTATCATTTCACCGAAGGACTGTCCCATTTCTTCTGAATGGTCTGTCATCGCCTGGAGAAATTCCGTAAACAGATAAATTCCAGCCGACCACATGTCCCCGGCAACATCCGTGATCGCACGTACCAGTTCCGCAACCATCGTTGCTCCGGCAGCTGCAAATTCGCTCTTGTGATCTACGATTCCCTGGATAAAGGAACCTACGAGGTTTTCAGCAGTTCCGATCAGTTTCGGTGCCGCTTGTGCAACCTCGGTTACGATCTGAGCCATAACTTCCCCGGCTTTTGTTACCAGGGAATCGAGTCCACCGTCATTGAATGCCTCTTGCAGTCCCTGGACCATCGTCTGGGCTTCTTTGACAATATCTTTTAATGGTGTCTGCATCTCCTCGTACAAGGAAATAGCAAGACCTTCTAAACCTGATTTCAGGATCGTAATTTGTCCACTCAGGTTGTCGTTCATGGTTTCCGCCATATCAGCGGCAGCACCATCGCAGTTTGCGATAGAATCCGATAGCTTGTTAAAATCATCATCGGAAGCATTTACGATTGCGAGCAATCCAGACATTGCTTCCTGTCCGCCTAAAGCGGCAGCCATTTGAGCTTTCTGATCTTGTGTCAGTCCGGAGAAACCTTTTCTCAGATCCACCATGATCTCATTCAGAGATTTCATAGATCCGTCACTCTTTGTCAGAGATATTCCAAGGGCATCCATAGCTCCCTGGACTTCCTTAGTCGGTTTCGCCATTCTGGTAAAGATGCTTCGCAGAGAAGTACCTGCCTGGCTCGCCTTAATTCCGGAGTTAGCCATCAGTCCGATTGCTGTAGCACAATCCTCCGCAGAGAACCCAAGAGCTCCGGCAACTGGTGCAACATACTTAAATGTCTCTCCCATCATGCCTACGTTGGTGTTGGCATTGGATGATGCTTTTGCCAGGATATCTGCAAAATGCGTAGAATCCGATGCGGATAGCCCAAAAGCCGTCAAAGCATCGGTAACAATATCACTGGTTGTTGCCAGATCCTCTCCGGAAGCAGCCGCCAGGTTCATAATACCTTCAATACCGTCTAGCATATCGGCAGTTTTCCATCCAGCCATCGCCATGTAAGAAAAGGCATCCGCCGATTCAGAAGCACTAAATTTCGTTTTAGCACCCATCTCTTTTGCTTTATCCGTCAGGCTTTTCAATTCATCCCCGGTAGCTCCGGATATTGCTGCCACATTGGACATAGACGATTCAAAGTTTGCTCCGGTTTTGATCGCCGCAGTTCCGATCCCCACTACAGCTGTTGCCGCTCCTCCGATGATCGCAGTTGTAGCTTTTAATGCAGTGGAAGCACAGGAACCAATTTTACTGATACCGTCCTGGAATCCAGAAGAATCTATGGAGGTATCAAATTTTAGTGTGCCATCATAGCCCAATGTTTTCACCTCACTTTAAGGGCAAACAATGGATTATCGGCTCATAATGGCACTACTTAATCTGTTGTCCGTATTTAATTTTCACTTCAAAAACATTAGAGCACTTTCGCCCTTTACAAGCTACTTGCACTCCCTTACACTCTGCCTCCTCAGTAAAGAAAAGAGGCATCCGATACCCACATGCAGGACAAACCACCTGGGTATACTTCTTTCTGTCTATTTTCAAACTATGCAGCCACCTCCTTATACCAATCCGGTAAGATCTCCGCCATGTAGCAGAGCTTCTGTCAGGAGTTCATTTGCCTCTCTTTCGGCATCCGGGATAGGAAGGGCGTGTACAGTCTGCATTTTCTTGTAGAACTCTCTCTGTTCCTTAGACATCGTGGAGGTTATGTTGATACTTCTATACCCCATGATCTTTACAAACTCCGTGTCCTCTCCCAGTGCCTTAAATAAAGCCCTGAACTTCCACCAGTGAAGATCCTCCACATCTTGTAAATCAATACCGTATTGCTCCAGGAAAGCCGCATAGATATAGTCATCGTCATATTCAAACGAGTATACTTGCTTTGATCCGCTTCCTCCGGATCCTGAGCGATCATTCTCGGTTTCTCTGCCGCATCTGTAAAACCAGATCATTTTTTCGACCGCTTCTGTCATGTTCTGTGGAATCTCCGGGTAATAAAGTTTTAACCCCTGAATAAGTTTCTGACGTTTTCCCACCTCATCGTCCTGCATGAGTAATTCAAACAGAATAGAAATGCGGAAATCGGAATTGATCCGATACTCCGCACCGTCTATTTCTACTGTTTCAGGAAGCACGTCCAGAATGATGTTAGCCATTGTTTACGGCATTAAAATTGTTTCTGTTCTGGCTCTTGTTTTTGCCACCTTTTCTCTGTTCAGCTCTTCTCTGCTGTCTGTTCTGTACTCTTCCAGATCCGTATTTTGCCGAAAGATCATCCATAAAGGCTTTCGCCTCTCCAGACAATGCAGTTACCTGGGCGAATCCCTCCATACGGATTCCCAGGTTATTGTTCTTGTGGAACACCTTCTCGGCTGTTCCGGCTCCAAACAGTTCATCGAAGTATTCATTTACGCAGGCACACTGATATCTCATTCCATCAGCCGTTGATAAGCCTTCATACGCATTAGGATCCTGGATCTTTTTCACGATCCCCTTGTTCAGATCCTCAAATTTTTCTACTACGTCTGCATCCATAAGATCCAGTTCAAGATCTACTCCGTTAATGGTAACTTTACTCATTTTTCTTTACCTCCTGAATTAAAAATCAGCAGCTCCCTACTCGGTAGCCGCTGTGAATGTTTTTGTCTCAGTATTAAATGTACCAAGGATCGGATCCCCAACTGCATTCAGGTTTCCTTTGACAACCTGCTTATTCTCTCCGGAATAATCAGATACCTCGCATGAAACGAGGAATTTTCTTGCTTCAAACTCATTTGTTCCGGTTCCTTTGTTCCAAAGTTCAACTCTTACATATTCAAACTCTGCATCGGATCCGGTATAATGATTTCTTCCAACCATGTAAAGAGCGTCAACAGCTTTCTCCTCCTGGATGTGATCAGCTTCAAAAGGAAAGCTGGTTTCATATCCGGTCACGGAAGAAGAAGAACTCTTCTCGTTGACGTATTTCACAGATTCCGTCTGTGCTCCTGGGCTTTCGTCCAGGGTAGTAAATCCGGTTCCCATGAGTGCATACTCCGCTTTTTCAGTAGTGCCTACATTCAGGTAATCGGCAATCATGTGACGCATTACTGCTGTTCGTTTTGACATTCTTGTGCTACCTCCTTCTGGTAAATCAATCTTAACTGTATCTGGTATCTGGCGTTTCTCATGGATCCATCAAACATGTACCCATTGGAAAGCACTTCTATCTTCTCCGCATAGCAATTTTCCGGAAGATCCGGAAAAATCTCTTTACGGTTCTGATCCTCGATCCAATTTGCGAATTTCTCATAAAATGCGCTGTTCTGGATATTCTGTATCCGATCCATGGAGTAATACTCTCTGCTCCCAAAATTAAATTGATACTGCTTCACTTCGTCCCCATTGACGTAACGTTTGATAACAGGATCAAATACTCCGGTTTCGATCGTGTACTCCACGGCCTGATCCCCCAGGGCATCCACACGAAATACCCCATCTTGCAAAAGAGGGCATGTCGCAATATGTTCGACAATGCCCTCCAGGATTGAATCAGCCATGCTATCCTCCTATTTTCCTTGCACCTTCCAGGATCTCGGCTTTCTCAGCCACCTTCATTCGTTCAAACCACTTAGCTCCTCTATTCGGATCATAATCTCTCGTTTCGGAAGTGTCCCAGTATTGTTTTCTGGCGTATGGTGCAATATACTCCACAATTCCGCTTCCTACTGTGGTTCCCAGTTTTCCGGATTTCTCCAACGTTCCAGTTTGAAAAGGTACTCTGGGACTGCATCTCCGCAGCACCTCAGAATCAACGAATTTCTGCATCCGGGTAAACTTCTGGTTCGTTTTTGGAACAAATGAAGGATCCCACTTTAGTTCTGCTTTTCCGTTCTTTCCCTGGATGATAACGCCTTTCGGTGTCGTGATCTCCTTAAAAGCCACTAAGCACCACCTACCCTCCAGTGTTTTACGGCATCGGATCCCCTCCGGGTGTTGTCTGCATACTCAGTAACATGAACGATATCACGGTCATACTTAAAAAGATCCAGGAAGTCCCGGATCCGTGACGATGTGATAACTCCACTGCTGAAATCAAAATCATCAAACTTCCATTCTCCATTGTAGAAAATGGTTCCGGTAATGATGTAACAGCCTTTCTGCAACGTCCAATGTTTCTTAGCCTCTTCATCGTCTAGGAGCTTGTATTTGTCCTCTGAGATGTATGTCCGTGAATCCTGCACTCTGGCATTTACTGGGATCCTGATCCTAAAATGCAGATTCTCTTCACGTTCTGAGGCTGATCCTCCGGAAGATCTCGCATCCACGAATGATACCTCCGAAATGTTGGTAGGGATAAAAACCTCCCTCCGGGTTTCTTTGTTCAGACGAAGGTTAAAAATAGTGATGTCCTGGTTTGTAATCATACTTTCTTGACCTCCCTCTGTACGTTAAGCCAGTGCCGGACAGATAGATCTTCATGTCAGCGATCACTTCCTGACGCATATCTGATTCTTTCCCGGCATCGGCGTATGATACTGAATATCCATCGTTGCTCTCAGACTTCAATTCCTGGTTCCGGAGTTTTTGGTATGTGGAGTATTTCTCAACTGCACAGCATATCGCATCTTTCACGCAGTCAGGGATAACCTCCAGGCTCCTGATTCGTCCGAAGGTTATTGTATCTATCAGAGCCGTAGCCCATTTCAGATTCTGCTCAAAAGTGGTTTTGCTTGTCTCTGTACCTCTGTAGTCTTTGGAATAGTAATCATAGTCAACGTATGGCGTCCGTATAGCCTCGTCAGACATTTTTAATACACCTCCCGTAGATTTTCCCGTCTAAACAGGAAAGATCCTCTGAGGCTTATTTCTCAGCCTTAGAGGATGCCTTTGTGGATTTCTTTGATGCCGGAGCTGGTTCCGGATCCGGAGTTGTTGCCTGTTCTGCACCTGCAGAAGTGAGCTGAGCTTTCAGATCCTCGATCTCTTTCTCGGCCTCAGCGTTTTTCTTCTCCAGATCCTCGATCTTCTTATCTGCTTTTTCTGCATACTCGGAAGCCTCTTCCAGTTTTGCTTTCAGATCCTCGATCTCTTTCTCGGCCTCAGCCAGTTTTTCGCTCGGTTCTACGTGTTCATGGAGCACGTTACCGTCCATATCAGTGATCGTATACCCCAGAGCGATATATGTTTTCTTCTTTTCGTCCGGGATCTTGACCACTCTGTTTGCTTTTCTTGCTTTTAACATTGATTCTCCTTTCTACGGGAAAAGGAGCCTATTGGCTCCTCCCGTAACGTCCATCTTATGAATGTTTTGTGATGTTGAATGCGATCGCATCAACTTTGTTCGGAAGCAAGAATACGTCCTCGAAGGATTCCTCGAAGTATTCCCACTTACCCTCAGATCCGGCAGACGGTGGATCCAGCTGTGCGAATTCATAGTTTGTAGGTGTGATAACTGCCAGCGGATGAACCAGGCACATGTTGATCTGATCTGCCTGAGCATCAACTTCCCAGCCCTCTGTGAAGTCATATGCAGTTTTCATCATATCGGACGGTACGCTGTCCGGAATCTCCACTTCATCAATGGATGTGATCGCTCTCTTTAACGCCTCAGATCTCTTAGATACGTCAATGGTCTTGACGATAGCCTTTGCATTGGTAATGAGAGTACGAACATCCGGAGTAACGTAGAGAATACGTCCAGCTCTCGGAACACGTTTGTTGTCCATTGCAGTCATCATCTTATCGAATACATCAAGGACATTATCCGTTGTGAGGACTGTCTGATCTGCTGTCTTGCTCTTTGCAGTGTAATCCGCATACAGTTTGGAAATGAGATAGCAGTTCATTTCTGGGAACTTCTGCTCCTCATTGAACACTCTTGTAATGTTCGCAATGGAGGCTACCTGGTTTGTTTCCTGGATATCACGAGGATGAACCAAAGTGCTCCATGTTCTGTGGTTAGTTACCTGGAGTGGTGTCCAGGAGTTGTTGTAGTTACGTTTCTTCTGACCGATTGTGTCTCTGTCTCCGTCCACACGTCCGGTTGTAGTGATAGTCGGGATCTCAATCACGTTTGAGTTTACCCAGCGGTATCTTCCGTTGTTCGGTGTTGCAAAAAGAGCACCGAAGTAGAGTACATAAGGGAACTCCTGCTCCAGTGCCTGCTGATATTCTTTAGCATAATTTAAAGCTGCCATATTCTGTTATCCTCCTTAATTTTCTTTAGGCTGTCTTAATCTGTTAAAGCCCATGTTCAGGAATGGGTTCTGATTTCCTCCGGCTGGTGTTCCTCCGTTTGCTCCGGCAGAAAATCTCGGTGGATTTCCGCCCTGACCTCCGGCACCTGCTCCGGATCCTCCGTTGCCACCTTCGGCACCGGATCCAGCACCGCCATCCTTGTTTTCGGTTACGAATGCACCTTTGTAGTCCTCGTCCCCCATAAGGGAATCCATGAACTCTTTTGCTCCCAGGAATGTTCCGTTGTCATCCAACTGGAATTTCTTAGATCTCAGTTCGTCCAGTACGCCTTTTCTTGCGGCTTTTGATGTGAACTTATATCCAGAGAGGAACATATCCTCAGCGTGGGATCTGCTCTGAGCTGCCATCTGGTCTCTCAATGCCTGAGTATCGGTGTTATACTTCTGTTCCCACTCAGAAACCTTTTTCTTGATTCCGTCAACGTCCTGATCTTCAAAAGATTTGATCTGAATGTTGGCATCGTCCAACTGCTTTTTCACTCCCTTGAGCTCTGTTTCCTTCGCATCGAATTTATCCTTTGCGATATAACCGCCTGATGAAAGATCTACTACCTTGATGTTTTTATCTGCATCAATGGCAGCCTCCAGCTCCTCGGCAGTCATGGGAATGATTGCTCCGTTTTCGTCCTTCTTAAAAAGTTTCTTCAAAAAATCGTAAGCCATTGTCACTTACCTTCCTTTCTTCGCTGATTTCATTTAGATTCCGGTTCACTCCGGCTCTGCTATCGTGCATTTATATCCCGGCACGATGGGGAACTGAGTAGTTTATATGCCATTCCTCCAGGGCAAAACAAAAGGATTGCCTTTTATTGACAATCCCTCTGCGTAAAGCATACCTGAGAGCTTCGTATAGCCTCATGTACACCTTTTATTCCATTGTGTGAGTATTTCTTCATTCTTACCGCTGATCGCCTATATCCGCCTCCTATTTAACCCATAGGTGGGAGATATCAGGACCACCTCCTCCTAATTTGATTTCTTATTAGCCCATACAGCCTTTTGAGCTGTGGATCTTCCAAAATTGACAATCTTCCCGTTGCTATCCTTGTACGCTACCACTTGGGTTCTGGCACTGTCGTAGTTCCGGTTGGTGTCATTACAGAAGTTTTTCAACTCCCTCTCTTTCTTTTTCAGTTTCACGCTTTCCGATGTAAAATCCTCCTGGATGCACTGGATCTGAGCCTCGCTTTGTGATGCCTGCATAGCTACATCATAGCTGGAAAGAATCCGCTTGATCTCCCGAATCTCTCTTTCGTAAGCTCGCTGGATCTGTGAACATTCATAATCAGTCAGCATATCGCCGTTGTATGAGTATTTCGCACGATCATATTCAGCCAGTCTCTCTTTTGAGTAAGCTGGGCTGGATATTCCGGGCCAGTAAGGATAGAAACTGTGTCGGCAGTTCCACCCACATAGTCCGGATCCTGATCCGTAGCCGGTAGAATCTACGAAGTTTGGATAATCTAGAGACGATCCGTGAATCTTAAAAACCCTCCCTTGCCACTCGGCATGAGAAGGCCTGGCTCCGGCATGAGCTGTGGTTTCGTAATATTCCACGTCCATGTCCTCAGCATATAATTCTGTCAGCTTCCCGGCTGTCTGATTCAGCCCGGTTAATACAGATCTCCGGATCGCTACGTCAAGCTGTGATCTGTTCCCTTTCCCGTACAACACGTACCCACCATCTTTAGCAGCTTGTTTGATTGCCTCTCTGATCGCCTCATAGTACGAAAATCCGCCAGAAGTTGCTTTCATGTAGGCAAGGTTGGTTGCCTCCAGATATAAGCCTCCTGTGGTGGATCCGGTTGTCATTGTCAGGTTGCGTATATTGCCATTCGTCTTTGCGATGGCAGCCTCTAACACCTGGTTCATTGCCGGAGATAATTTCAGGTCGATATCATAACCAGCTTTCAGAAGTGGTTGTGCATCATATCGCACCCCGGTTCGTGCAGAATCCTGAAAAATTCTTTTTACCTCATTCTGCGACTTTCCGGATATCCTGGCAACGTCCTTCACGATGTCCTGCATCAGTTCTCCGTTCTCTCTGAGCTGTTTTACCTGCCATTTCGCACTATCCGTCATTTGTCCGGTCTTTACAATCCTACGGGCAATATCTTCCGCAATAGACTGATTCAGTGCGTCATACATGCCAAGCAGATAATCAGTGCATGAGTTCAGATACTCTGGTGTCAGCATGTGCCATTTTCCCGATCTTCCGGATCATTCCGGATATGGTAAAAAGGGCATGTCCTTTTTATTTCATCCGTACACTCTGGGGGATCTGTTTCACAGTCCCGGCACTGGTGGACGGACATAAGAAAATCCGGAACATTGTCCGGACTACCTATTATTGCCATATTCTCCTCCTACTCTTCCGGCGGATATGTGTTTTCCTCCGGGATGTATTCTTTTGCTTCCTCCTCGGTACAACCGAAGTACCACGCATAGAATTTCTCAACCTTTAATTTGCCAGCAAGCACCATAGACCATCGTCTCTGATACTCAACCTCTGTATCTTCCAGAACTCCATCCCCCCAGGAGCACAGCTTCTGGATCTCTCCAGCCGGAGTGATTCCGTACAGATCGCATAGCGTGTTCATAATTTCAATCAGACTATCTAATCCATTATCCCAGGCTTTCTGCATGTTGCTGACCGTTGTATAGGATCTCTGTTTTGACGCCTTGATCTCTGTAGCTGTCTTGTCAACCTGGTTCGGGTTGGATAATGTCCCGTATGCGAGCCCACACAAAAACTCTACTCTCCTGAGCAATTCATCCAGCCCCTTGAACATGGAACTGTCTCTGATATCCGGGCTGTAAGGTTGGATCATAGCGTTATTGTTCTTTCCTTCCATGTCGTAGGTACGGAACAATCGCTCACGTCCTCTCGGAAGGATCGGCTGTGCGTTCTTGTCAATATCAAAGATATCTTGTGAAGCATCAATGGCAGCCTCTTTCGCTTCATATTCCCAAAGGATCCGGGAATACTGGATATCTGCCTCCTGGATCACTTCAACTGCTCTGGAATAGGTCGATGCTCCCAGTGGGGAATGAGGATCAATGTTGTTCGCTCTCGGAACCTTTACATACAAAAAGAACGGTCTTTCGATCCCGTCCATTTCCGTTACCGGCTCCAGTCCAGCCCATTCTTCGATTGTCTCCAATGGAACCTCCTGCATGAATGGGTGCTCCACACTGATCTGATCGTCCTCGGTTGTCATCGTGTTTAGCCTCTCAGATCTGTATGCTTTATTTACTACTGTGTAGTGATCCCCCTCCAGGTTGTGATGCTCCAGGCGTGTATAGAGGTAATCTCCAACACGTTTAGAATCAATAAAGACAGCTCCCGTGATTTCTTTGTTGCTGTTGAATGCTGTTGGATAGAATCTGTTCGCCTGAATAAAATCCAACTGGATCTTGTCTGGCTTCCCGTTTAATGGATCCGATCCGGAAACATACGGCTTTATCGCAATTCCTCCAAGGGCTCCCCACATTTCTACGATGTTGTCAAAATTGCTGAGGTAGTTCTGGAATTGATCGTTGAGGAAATCGGCTCTCGCACTTCCCTCCAACTTGAACTCAAACTCTGTCAGGATCAATCTGGAGAACTCTTCTGCGATTGCAGCCGGAAGGTTCATTGTCCTGGTGTCCGCTTCGCCTCCCATCCATGGGGGCTTATTTTCGTACATTTGAAGCCATAGGGAAATAGCATTGTCCATTATTCCGGATGTTGCCACTTGCACATCCAGTTTTCGTTCCAAGTTTTGCTTTGGAAACATTTTACCTACCACCTTTCTTATAAGATCAACAATCATATGTTGCCCCACCTACTTTCTAATAAATTTTCCTATGTCTCTTTCCCATGAATACTCAGAAGCATCCAGGGTATCAATATCAGACGTACCATCATCCAGTCTTTCCAAATCAAGGCTTTTCGGATCCCATACAGCCATGCTGACTGCTTCTTCATAAGATTGGCAGTCATCCGTCATTTTCAATCTGTTCATTGCGACCATTGCTGTAGTTGCGAAGATTCTGTTCGTAATTTTGCTCTTCAAAGCGTTTACGATCTTGATGTTTGCCAGCCCTGCTTTTGATAAAGATGTCTTAAATCCACGAATCAGTACCTGTTCTGCTGAGTCCGCATACACCTTTGTTACGAATCCATATTCGTCTAATACAGACCTAACAAACCGCAAAAACAGCTCAGAAAGAACCTCTGGATCTACATCAAGAATCTTCTTCCCTGTGTCTGGATCTAAACCTCCCTCAACGTATCTCCTGGTTTTCAGGTATACCACTTGCTCATATCCTTTTGTTATTCCGGTAGCAACAAAGGCGTGACCAGAGCCATTGCCTCCAAAGTCCACACCTATATGAATCTTCATAATCTGTCCAGTTCGTGCCATTGCTCTTGCCTGTTCTCTGTCGATCCGGTACTTTCCGTCTTTGGCAGCTATGGATGTTGCCAGCTTGTTGTATATTAGACCTTCGGCGATGCTTCGTTTTCCAAGAATGTCCCTGATATACCAGATGCTGTCTTTATCGTACTGGCTTATGATCTCCTCTCGGCGTTCTTCCGATATGTTGATATTGTCAAATAGTGTCATGTGAGCATAATTATAACCGCCTTTTAGAACGTTCTTTTCTGCCTTTTCTGCATATTTGTCTATATAGTTAACGTAGATCGGGGCTTTCGGATGTTCAGGGTTTAGATCCCAGAAGATTTTACGTCTCTTCGATGCAATAGTACGGTTAAAAGCCTCTTTGATCGTGTTATCATGATGCAGATTAATCTCTGTAGCTATCCACATGCCGTAAGAGTTTCCTCTGATCTTCTGGTAACTTGCAGACGATCCGCCACCGGCGAAGATAACAATCTTCTCTTTGAAGTTCGTGTACGGACCTCTTATTGCCAGAGCATCGTTATCCTTGTATGAAGTCCATCTACACTGACCTCTGAAAATATGTTCGAGACCAAATCCGTTTGCATCTCCAATATTGAGCTTTGCATTCGCCATTGTAGATCCTGTTGCCAGGTGGAACTTGTCAGGAGTATCGCAAAGCTCCTTTGCAAAAGCCAAAACATGATCTACAGTCTTACCAGAACGCACAGCTCCTTCGAGAATGTTGTACGTGTTGTCCTGGCATTTTCTGATATATCCTAGATGTTTGTCTGAAAACTGGTACGGAACTTGCTTTGTTAGAAGCACTGGTATTCCGTCATTCATCATAAGCATCCACTGATCGTAGCCCCAGATCTTCTCAACTACTCCGGAAACATCTTCAATCTCGACACCTTCTCCGGATTTCTGTTTCTTTTCATACTCGAACTGAGCTTCCCTGAGCTGCAATTCCGGATTGTATCCTGCTGTGTCACGGCAGTATGCCATTGCCGATACATTGCCTTTCATGGCAGTCTGAACAGCCATAATATTAACAACATCTCCAAGAGTCCACCCCTCTGGATCTATGCCAAGAGCTTGTAGCTGGTCTTTCTGATTCGGGGAAATATCCAACTCCAGTATCTGCCGCATGGAGTTTCTCATGTCCCTCTTTTGGCGTCTTGCTTTGCCGGATGCGATCCCTCCTTTTCGACTAAGCTTCTCGGCTTCTTCTCGGCTTCTGTTCTGTACTAGGTTTTGTTCATTAGCCACACCTCCACCTCGTTTCTATAACATAAAAAGAGCCCGGTATAGCCCCGTGTGGCTATTTTCCGAACTCTTCTAGTATATTCTTTATCTATTTGATTTTCTCAGCTTATTCGCCATATAACAACGTCAGTGTCTGCTTCCCTAATTCGATTGATCCAGGGATGTCAGTTCCGATCTGTTTGTAGAACTCAGGATGTACGATGCACTCATATGCCCTTGCCATTCTGTCTCTCTGTTCTTTTGTTACATTGATCCGGAAGTCTTTTGCGATTTTTAGAGCTTTCTTCCATTCTCCGGATCTTACCGCCTCTCTTACGATATCTGTTTTCTTCGTCATGGTCTGCGCCTCCTTATTTCATCCTGATTAATGCGTATGTTTCCGGTGTCCATGTGCATCCGTTGTGGGTTGGATCTGTTTCCTTCCCTTTCTGGAACTCAGGAAGCCTTTGCTCTGTTCTTCTGTCCAGGTGTCCTTCCTGTTTCATATGTCCGAAATATCCGCCCCAATCTCCATAATCAAATAAGTTCATCTGTCTGGGCTGTAACGCTTCCTGTTCATCGTGGAACATATCTAATTCTGTTTTCCCGGCTCTCTTTCCCTTTCGGGTGTGCACGTCATATACATATCCAGGAATTTCGGAAGCGTCTCTGATTCTCAGGCTTTCTACTTGCTGATAATCAACAAATCGCTCGAACTCTTCATCTGTCAGGTTTCTGTCTCCCCACATGAAGTTACAAGCTACATAATCTGCATCTCTGTTCTTTCTTGCCATGCACAGCAAGATCACTGCTTTTGCAATGAAAAGATCGTTTGTCTCTCCGACTTTCGCTCTTTTGTTCACATATTCGTCTGCCTGCTGTAATGCTACAATCTCTTTCGTCATAATTCCGTAGCAGTCTTCCGCAGATACAGTCAACAATCTCTTCCAGAGGTACTTTCTGTACTTCCCTCCGAGTTCGTTCGCTGCATATGCTGCGTGTGGAATGTCTGATCTGCGAATTGCTTTCTGGATCATTGATGACATTTCAAATAAATCATAGCCGTTAGGTGTTTTGATATCGTATCCCATGTTCTTTCCTCCTGGTGTTGTGTGTTATCTTCTTTTCAAGATTATCTTACCGCCAGTCAGAGTATCGAACAAGCGTTCTATTGCATCTTTTGTATTTTCGTCAATAGCACGAATTGTTCCTGCATCGTTTGTTATCTTTGTACATTGATGTGAGCTGTATTTTTTTTGAAATCATAATCGTAATACTTCCCCCATTTATTCATCATAGCGTATTGAATGGATTCATGTACTGATCTCGGTTCGGCGTACCCATCGTTCGTATCCATGGTAGCCTGGGTACAATAATAAACTGGCTGTAGTATCACACGGTTTAGGAGAAGTTCTTGCATTGCCATGTCAATATCGCTGGTTGCTGGATCTTCCGGGTTGTACTTCGCTTTGAACGCTTTCTTGTTTACCCATCTGATATGTCCTGGCATTGCTTTAAATTGCCATTCGGAATGATATACATACGGAGCCGGTTGTGGATTATCGTATGCAAGTCCAAGTTCCAGGTCGTAGAGTACTTGAGCAATTCTCTCACACTCTGCTGTTGCTCTTTCCTTGTCCAGATCTCCATCCTTTGTCCTGATCGGTGCTTTGTAGTCCATACGATATAGCATTTCTTTTACATCGTCATCCACAATGCAGATCACTTCTTCCGGAGTGTTGTTAATGATCCAGTAAAACGTTGACATGAAATCGTGTACTTCCCCTTCCGGAATCGTCAGGATCTTCTCAACTCCTGCATCTCTGTATGCCTGTTCTTCTTCTGACCTCACAACGTAGGTACAATACTCAAACACGTTCTGTGTCATAATCGCATGAGGCCGCATGTATGACATACAATAAATGTTAAATGTAATATTCTGGCTCATAGTATTTTTGCATCCTCATCCCTTCTCTCAGACCTAAATTCGACGTCAAGATATCTTCGGTAGTCAGTTCTCCAAGGAGCTGTTTGCACCGGAGATACACCAGGTTCGCCCCGGCATGCCAGCAGAATCCAATAGATGCATTGATCCTCGGATTGCATTCCAGTAATTTTACCGGGGCGGTCTGCATCGCTCTCATTCCGGATTCAACGGTCATGTTTTTTAATGTCTCGCCGGTCACGCCCTTTAAAATGAAATCAAAGCAGGTGTTTCCGTCTACTTCTAACTCCTTAACAATTGTCCTGACTATTTCAAATGCTTTCTCATTGGTAATAATCTGCCCGTTTACTACCGCACCAAACTCCATATCAAACCCGGCATATCCGGCCATGGCCAATACATTTCCGTGATCTGCCAGCACGCATAAACTGTAGTCGATTCCTTCCACGTATTCTTGTAGGATCACCCTGTTCCCGGCCTCTATGATCTTATACAGATCCTGATCAGATATGTAGCGGTTGACTCCGCAACGGTTAAACAGCGTGATATCGTATGCTTTCTCATTATCAACGATGCAGAACCCTGTTCCTCCGCATTTCCCAGATATCTTGCAGCACAATTTCATTTTCTTATTTTTGTGTGCCTCACATACTACTTTTGCGGTATGGACATCATCTGTAACACATTGCCCCGGCATATACCATCCAAACTTCTCCCCGAACTTCTCTTTATTGTTCAGGATCACCAGGGATTCTTTACTCGCTACAGACACTTTTACTCCCATCCGTTCGAACTCTTCTTTATGCTCTGCCATAAGCTCAAGTTCTGCCGTGATATACGGGATAATAATATCCGTGTGGGTTTCCTCACATACTTTCTTTAAAAACGGAATATAGCCCGGATCCGTAATCGGAGGGGCTATGTACTGGTAGTCTGTTCCATGTCTGAGCAGCTTGTTTGGATCCACATTTACTGCTACAATCTTTACTTCTCTTCCATCCTCGTTCTGCTTCAGACAGTCAACGATCTCTTTTGAATGCTTTGAGCATCCTGTTATCATTACTGTAATTGGTTGCATAGCTTGCCTCCTATTCTGTACCCAGCAAGTACATCAAAAATATTGTTAGCTCTTTTCATTTCCTGCATTACTTCGTATTGGTCATTTACTCTGTACATGGCAATCGAAGGATATATGAACCCTCCTTTTAGTGATAGTGAATACGCTCCACAGTTTTTTATCATCAAAACATTCCCTTCTCGCAGATTTCCTACATATTCACGGTTAATATAATCCTCTTCCATGCATGTGTAGCCACAAACACTATATTCATGTGAAATGCATGGATTCGGTCTGTCGATATTGACAATCGGAAGATTCTTATAATCTGCCACCATTCCACAATCGTAAGAACTGATATCCAACGTAGCGTATCGCTTTCCGTTTTTTCTTATGACGACATTCTTTACGCTTGCAAGGATTTCTACTGCATCTGCGACAAGAGCTGTTCCAGGTTCCAAGATCAGCTTCGGAGGGTTTGCCCTTCCTTCAAAGGATTCTTTCACTATCGTAGCAACATTTTCTGCGTACTCTTCAAAGCTCGGCACGTGACCATCAAATTGATGCTTGAGTTCCGGACTCATTCTTCCGAACAAGTGACCTCCGAGGTCAATATATTTGATTTCTTTCCCCTGGATTTCCTCTATCATCTTTGCAATTCTGATAACTGTATTAGTCTTGTTAATCCAGGTAGGAATATCACGTTTTCCTCCGACGTGGCAATGGACGCCAGAAATTATTGTTTTTCTTTTATTGGCTGTCTGAACAATATTTTGAACTTCCTCTTCCGTGAATCCGAACCTGCTGTCTTCATTGATTGCAATGCGGATCCCAAGCGTTTGTCTGTTTCCAGCAAATATTTTTTCGTTTGCCAATGCGTCCAACGCTTTGCATAAGTTCTTCCATGATCCTACATTTACTATGCTTCCATGCATAATGTATTTCCGGATGTCTCCTTCCAGCACCCCGTTGTATATGATCCTGTCAGAGAAATTGCCTACGACAGATTTTGCAATATCATATTCTACCGGAGAAACTACTTCGGCGTATCCTCCGAGTTCTTTTACAAGGTTACAGATATCAGGTGTGTAATTTGTTTTATAGCTATACGCAATCATGGTATTTGGATATATCTTCCGGAATGCGTCTTGTAAGTCTGTAAAATTCCGTATAAACTTATCTGCATTAAACAGGTAGACCGGTTGTTCTGTGTTCGCTGCGATAGCCTTTAAATTTTCTATGCGGTAATCATTCTCCATTTAATCCCCATCCTCCGTTTTCTGTGCTATTTTCTTCTGCTTTTGGTTTCTTTGCTTCCAACTTGGCATCGATGTCATCATACCAGACTGCCCTTGCCTTAATCTTTCTAGTCGGCGTTACGATTGTCTTTTTCCCTTCAAGTCCTAGATCACGGATCAGGTTCAGGTAATCAACCTCGTTCCTACACACAATCATAACGTAGTCATATCGCTCGTATCTGAGATGTTCCATTGCGTCCAGGTTCTTATTCTTTGGACCTTTTTCTTTTGGATCAATGCCAATATCGAGTGTTAGATCCGCTGTCCACTCAGACAGAAGATTCATGTCCCACTCACCTGCGTGAGTGTTATCCTTGATGTTAATCGCTCTGAGTTCGGATTCTGTATATCCATATAGCTTCTTAACCAGGACTTTTGCGTCTGGGTTATTACGCTTCATCAGCTCTACTCTTTGGTTGCCGGCAATAATATTGTCGTTTTCGTCCAGAAGAATCAGCCCGAAGTCTCCAAGTGTGTCAAGTGACTGCTGTAGTTCTTCTGCTTTTTTCTTCCGGATCTTTCGTGGATTTCCGAAACCATTCTTAATTTTCTGCACTGGGAAATTCTCAATAACTTCAATTCTTTTCTCTGCTTTCAATGCTCTACTCTCCTTTCCCGTATCCGTTTTTGCATTAAAAAAAGACCGTATCATCCAACACGGTCTTTCTGGAAGAATTATAGGTAGAAACAGTTCTGTGCATCACGTTTTCACGGATATCCCAGGCATCCGAAGACACCTGGGAATCACGGGAAAGAATGAGTACACCACAGCACCATGCAAATGTAAGCTCAGTTTCCCTTGCTTCACAATTTGCAGTTTATACTATATCATCGGCTGAAATGACAGTCAAAGGAAGAAAAACGGAAATTAGTCCCGGATCTCATATAAAACCATCGCATCTAGCCCAAAAAATAATGTGGTCAGATCGTTTCTTGCCTCTTTTGCGTCCTTCTGAATATTGCTGATATCTGTCTGGTAGATCTCAGCGATCTCTTTTGTTGTTTTCTTGGTGTCCTCACTCTCCAGGTACATGTACTCAATCACAAACCAGCGTCTGTGCATGGTTTCCTGTGAAGAATTAAGGCAGTTGCTTTTGTATACCTCCAGCATCCGGTCTACATGTGCCATCATAAACTTTACAGCATTTACTCCCCGGAGCTGTCTGTGCAAGGTCTTGTCATCCTCGAACAGTTTGAACTTCATCAGAACGTCCAAGTTCACAAGTGTTTCGTCCACTTCCTCTGCCTGTTCCAGAGTGACAACCGCCTGTTCCGCATAATCTTTCAACTTTGTGTAATTCTCTAGGAGTTTCTTTGTGCGGAACAGAAGCCCTCTCCATTCCTGCTTTTTCTTCTGATTCTGGATGTTTATGTATTTTGCTACTCCATCTTCAACCGCCTTTTGGCAAAGGTCTTTCAGTTCCTCCTGGCTCAGTCTCACTGTCTTTTGTTTTCCTGGTGTGTTTTTACCCATCTTACTACCTCCCTGGTGTCTGTTTCATTGACTTTTCTGGATCTTCATTTTATAATTTAATCAGCGTATATTTTTCGAAGATCCTCTGTCTGCTACATGGCACCAGGGGATTTTTATTTATAAGACTTTCGTCAGGAATTGAATATCATTTGCCATCGGTGTGATCACCTTCCCATCTGGAAGTTCTACGATAGCTGTTGTAAAATTTCCAGGGGCAGCTTCAAACTCTTCATAGTCAGAGCCCCACTGGTGGAAATATCCTAACTCAAACTCGTAGAATTTTCCGTCCTTGAAATACCTTCCCTTACACTGTCTCATGGTTTTCCCCTCCCGTCATTCCAACTCTCAAGGCTTCATTCAGGATCGCCGCAAGCTCTGTGATGGGAACTGCGATTGCCTGATCTCTGTTCCGATCGTAGATACTCACTACTCCGGTTGATACTGCCGCTTTAATTCCTACTTCTGTCTTTTCCTGACGGAAGATACGCTTTTCTGTCTGGAAAAGTCCTTTTCCTCTGAACTTCGTATATACTCCCTCGGTTTCCACGCTTACTCCGTCAACCGGACCTACATTCGGATCCGTGTTGCGCTTAATCACAAAATCACTCATTTTCTTCTCCCATTTCATCTTCTTTCTCCTCATCTGTTATCAGTTCGCTTAGAGGTTTCATAAATACCTGTATCCTGTGACCTGTTACAACAATTTTTGTATCTGGATTGTATAATTTGCTTATCAGCCTTTTAAGCGGTTTTGCAGCAGCCATAAGTTCTAACGCGGTTCCTTCTATCAGATCTTCTTCTTTTTCCGGATTCAAAAACTTCTCATAATCTGCCCAGTGCTCATCTATATATCTGCGTTCTAACAGTTGGCGTTTCCCGTGGTACTCGATAGCTACCTGCTGTTCCTTTACATTTACAATCTTTACCGGTTCGTCCATGTATTTTGCTTTTTCGCTGCCAAACCGGAATCCAACGTCAATTCCGAATGACTGAATGAGCTTCTCAAATTCTGGATATGGCGTTGATTCCAGCGGTTCTGATGTTCTGATCGCCAATTTGCCTACCAACTCTTTTAAATACATACTATTTCCTCCTGAATGTCTGTGCGTATTCACATGTTGCAAAATGTGATATATAACCGAATCCCTGAGCCTCCCCAGGACCCGTTACAATCGTTCCTGATGCTACCTCTCCGTTGGCAAGGACAATTCTGTCCTTACCACCATCGGCTACGAAATTCACAAACTGAGGATTCACAGGCATTTTCTTTCCAGACTTCATCCGTACCCATAAGATTCTTGCACCACACTTTGAGCACTGTGAGAAATTATTCTGTGTCTTCTGTTTCATTTAACTCTCCTTTTTAATTATCAGTCTTCTGTTCCAGGTACATTTCGTTGAATCTTTTCAAAACATCAGGAATATTCATTCTCTCGATTGTTTCTTTTGCAAGATTTTCCTTCAGCTTTTGCTCAAGAGATTTCACAAGCGTTTCCTCTACATCTCTCTTTGCATTGGCAATCATATTCTCTACTTTTGCACCAAGTTCTTTTTCAAGATATTGCCATGTGAGTAGTTCAGCCATAGATAATTCTCGCTCACTCGAATAGGTGGTAGTATTTCCGTGTTTGTCATACCTTTTTTCATTAGAAAATGCTTCAAATCTCTTTCCAACATATTCAGACAATGGAATGTATTTTACATCACTACTCCATGAACCTGTTCTTGTCGGCATCATGATATTCGCAATCTTTTCTTGCGATACAGTCTCGATAAATTTGTCTACAGTATCTTGAATCGTTCCTTCTGCTTCAAGAATTTTGTCCGCTATTGCTTTATCTACTCTCTGTACGGCTTCATTCGTTGCCTTTCTAAGAAGTGCATCCTTAACACCGCTAACAACTTGCTCTTTAATTTCCTCATCAATTGTGTATCCACTTTCCTCGTCTACCCAGTCCAGTTCTACCTCAATATTAAGCTTAGCCATTACTCTTCCTCCTCTGGGTCTTCATACTTATAATCTCCGTTGCCATCCGTGCTATCTGTAGCTTCCGTATCGCCTCCAGAAGCGTTTGTTTCCTCCTGGTCGGTAATTTCTTCATCCGCTGGCGTATCTGCCTGATTTTCCGCTTCTTCGCTCGGTTCCACTTCCTTGAAATCTGCATCAATTACTCCGTTGTCATCCGGAAGGGTATTTGATGGGCCAGGAAGCATTGTACTTTCGTCCAGATCTGCTCCAGCTTTCAGGTTTTCTTTATATTTTGGATCAAAGAGGCTCTGCTGTCCTCCCTCATTGATGTATTTCAGGACGTACCTTTTTAGATCTTCATCGTATATCAGGTTCATACCGGCATCTTTCTTACCGTCCATGGAGTCTTTTACCGGAACCGCAATGGAAACCTTGTGCTTAATAACCGGCTTGTTGATCTCGATTGATCCTCCCTCTCCATCCGGAACCCAGTCCTGGCTCATTTGCAGATCCACTTTCAGAGTGATACTACCTTCATCGGAGTTATTTTTCTCCATGCTCTTAAAGAGCCTCTGTAATAACAGATCAAAGTTCTCCCTGGCTGTGATGAATACGTCACTCTCAATCTTCATTTCCTCGTAATTGTTCATTCTTTCGCTCCTTTCCGTCTATTTCGGCTCGATCGGTCTTATGATTACCTCTACCCTTGGTGTGTCAGAGTAAAACTTCCGGCATTGGCAATCTACGATCTGTGTATCATCACGGTATGCCACTTGATTAAGGGAATCCGCTATGATCTTTACTACATTATCCATGTCAGGCTTCTTGGTCGGTCTGATCTCATTTGCCAGCATGGATGCCTTTATTTTTTTTGATTTGGACTTCGGTATGGAATAATACGCCATAATCCGCACGTCCAACATTGCATCATCCGCAAACCGGAACTCCGGATAGGCGTTGCAATACTCCGTGCGTACCAGGTTCTCATATATGACTGTTTTCTTTGGTGTAACGTTGTTCACTAATGTATTCCTGGTTTTTCCTGTTTTCTTATCAGTGAACCCTTTCGCACTGTACATTACCTTTGTCTGCGGTCTGCCTTTCCCGGTCGGTTCTCCAGGTACTGTAAATCTTACTTCCATGTCCACCTCCTATTTCGATGTGTCAGCGTTGGTTGCAAGATCTTTTGCATGTACAAAATAATCCAGGGAATTTCCTTTCCCTTTCAGGCGTTTGTTCTGTCCCACATCGTACCCGTTTTTCGCAAGGATCCTAATCACTGTCAGGCGATCCTCCATGTTATAGATCCTCAACTCTGCATCCCACTCCGGATCTGGCTCTTTCTCCGGTTCTTCCTCCGGGATAATGCCAGCCATCAGATTGTTAAAATCTACGTTGGCTACTGCCGCAATCTTATAAAGTGTTGATGCCAGGATATCTGTTCTATCATTTTCATAGCTCCAGATCTGACTATCACTCTTTCCAATCAGAGCTCCGAACTGCTTCTGAGACAGCCCCATCTCCTCCCTGATCCTTTTAATGTTCTCTCCAATCTTTCCCATGTACTACCTCATTTCAAAAACTCTTTCATGCTGTTGAATCTCTGTGCTGCTTCTATCTGCCGGAAGGATTTCCCCGGCATTTCAACCGGATAACATGTTTCAAAAATCCGGTCGTAAACTCTTCTGTAGCGGATATCTGTAGTCTTGAGCATTTCCGACAACTCCAGGTTCGTTGTTAAGATCATCGGTTTATTTGTCCGGATCCGGCTGTCAATGACGTTGTATACCTTTTCCAGGGCGTAATCTGTATTTCGCTCGGCTCCCAGATCATCAATGATAAGTAATGACGCACTGTTCAATATCTGTATGTAGCTCGCCTCATCTCCGGTTCCTATGTCCTGGAGAATCTTCACAAACGATGTCATAATCACTGTGATGTTCTGCTCCATCAGGGCGTTTGCAATACAAGCGGCGGTAAAGCTCTTTCCTGTTCCAACCGGACCATAAAGTAATAATCCCTGGTTCTTTTCCTTCATTTCACGGAATTTCTTCACGTAATTTAGTGCCAGCTTGTATGCTTCCTTGTTCTCCTCCCTGACCTTATATCCAGAGAAATTCGCATCCCGGAACTTACTTGCCATCATGGAAGCATCTTTCAGGCGGTTAATAGCGTGCATCCGCTGTTCGTATTCATCTTTCTGCTTTTCCTTTTCGATCTCGTCAGATCTGCACTTGCAAATGCAAGGCACAATCTTCTTGAATCCTGAGATCTCAATTTTGAACTGTTTCCGTTTGCCGCATACTCCGCATCGGATCAGACCATCTTCTCCAACGTAATCTCCCTCTTTGATCGGGCTTATTTCTTCCTGACTATGAGATGGCAACATGCCTCCAACTTCCATTTCCAGTTACCCTCCTTTTGCCTACATGAACGGATTTTCGCCTTTCCTGAACGTTTTCGCCGGTTCCTGTGTATTCTTCTCCAGGTAGTCCGTAAAAGGCATTGTATCGCTCAGGAACGTCTTTGGATGCTTTATGAACTTCGTCTCTGTCTTATCTTTCTGGCACTGGTTCGCATAATTCGTAGCAGCCGCCAGTAACTCAGCATCTGAATATCCGTCATTTAATCTCGCCTGGTACTTCTTATAAGCGTTTCCCTTATCCACTTTCCTCGGATATACTTTCCAGAACTCCTCAAAAGCAACTGCGTAATCGTTCCGTTTCTTCTTTTCAGGTTCTGCCGGCTTTTTCTCCGGTTCCGGATCTGGTTTTTTCTTGCCAGCTCTATAGTCTCGCATTCGTTCCGCTTGTTTCGCTTTCTTCTGCTCATATGACGTATAGTAGCTTCTCCAGTCCATCCAGTCATGCAGATATAAGGAATCGTCCTCCTGGTCGATCCATCCGCAGTCAATCAAGTTACCTACGATATCTGATATCGTGCTGCGGTCTGTTTCCAGGAATCCAGGGCGGATCGCTTCCTCGATGTCCTCATGCTCTGCCGCTATGATCTGTCCGTTTTCCTCTGCATTATCAATTCCCCACAGCCACAAGCGAATCAGGATCCCGATTGCTTCATTCTGACTGATTCCGGATCTCTTTGCGAAATCCCTTAATTTTCCACCGATCAGCTTCTGATCCACCGTGATCCATGCCATTTCCTGTCCCTCCATAACTACAAACTCGCTGTCAGATCTCCGATACCGATCGGTCTTTTCAGTACCTTGGTATCTCTGCACCAAATACACTGTTCGCATCGGTCAGGTGTTGCTCCGTGATACTTCACTTCCAGGATCCGTGGCATCCGGCTCTCAATTGCCCTCATTGCCTCTTCCAGATAGTTGTCGTGTATGTAGATCACTTCAATGTTCATTGCCTCTTCTTTTGAGATTCCGGCAATATAGAATGGCAACCGCTTTCCGGTGTTCTGGTAAACAATTTCCTGATAGATCGCCCCCTGGAGGTCATATCCCCAGTAGCGGACAAAATCCAGATACCCGATGTCCGGAACATATCCGAACTTCGTGAGTGACTGCATGTATTTCAGATCCACGATTGCCTTTCCAGGATGGTAGCTGTCCATCTTGATTTTCCACTTGGTTCCGAACAGTTCCCCGGTCATTATTACCTGTTTCTCTCCAGACATATACTCCTGGAAAAGTGGATCTCTCAGGCTTCTCTCAATTGCCTTTTCTGCTTTTATGAAATTTGCTTTTAACGATCCATCCTGTTTGAACATTTCCGGGTGCTTTTCTTTTAGCTTGTCCAGCGTTCCCTCATAAAAAGCATCTACGTAGCTACCCTCCAGAAGAGCCGTCCGATCCGGTTCTTTGTATTTTCCACGGATCTTCGCCATTGCACACTCCTCGCATCCCAGCTTTCCGTATGTCCCGGCAAAATCTTTGAACTGTGACACCGACATGTACTCATAATTTGCTACATCACTGTAATAATTTTCATCCGTCAACTGAAAACCCATGAATTATACCTCCTCGTAACTAATTCCCATCACTTTGATGTATTCAATTACCTTCTGGTATTCCTCCGGGGAACCCGTGATCCTGATTGTCTGGCTCGCTTTCAGCTTGTTGTTCTGGATCGGTCTCTGAGCTGTCGCATGGGCAAAAGCTCCTCTTTCGATGCTGTCAATCGTCTTTCCCATAGCTGACTGAGGCTGTGTTGGATATCCGGAAGTCTGGGCTGTCTCTTCCTGCTGATTCTGAGATGTAAGCTCCGCCTCACGTTTTGCAAGTTCTTCCTGATGTCTACGGCGTTCCTCTTCTTTTCTCCGCCTCTCTTCCTCCGCCCGTCTCTTCCGTTCTTCCTCTTCCTGCTGTCTTTTCAGAATCTCAGCTTCCTGGGCTCTCAGTTCCTGAACCTTCTGCATTGCATCAGCAAGTCTCAGGTTCGGTCTGTACGCATCCATGGCGTAAGATCTGAATTTCTCCTCGATGCCAGCCAAAACCTGCAGATCTGACCTGATTGCATCTGCTCTGGCATCAATGGCAGTCTGCCATTCTGATTTCTTAGCTGTCGCATTTTCCCAGCGGTCATCATAAAGAGCGTTCTTGGCTTTATCTGCAATCTGCTGTTCGATCCCTTCAAATGCTTTCTGCATATATTCCAGGATCACAGCTCTTGCCTTTTTTCTTCTGGCAGTTTCATACTCTGTCAGGCGTTCATCAATAACTGCAATCGGTTCCTGGATAATCGCCATCAGCTCTTTTGCCTGGGTTTCAATCAGTTCATATGGTTCCAAACACTTTTTCTTGATCTCGATCTTTCTGGCGTTTACAGACTTGGAAAGATTGTTTAACATTGCTCTGTCTTTCTTTGCCTGACCTATGTTTGAATCATCGTACTCCGTGGTCTTGTATACTTCCAGAGCGTTCGTGATCGCCTTTTTCAGATCTTCATAATTCCATGTTACTGTTCCTGGTGTCTGTTGTACTTTTACTTGTAATTCCTTCATTCCCATGTCCTCCTTTTACTTACTTGAATGGTAACTCGTTATCTGGAAAATCTTCCGGCATCATAAACCCTTCCTCCGGCATTGGCTGCGGTGTTGGTTCTACCGGGATTGGTTCTCTTTCCGGAGCTTTCCGGAAGTTCTGTGGTGTTACTGCCGGCTGCGGCTTCTGTTCGATCGTTTTCTGGTTCGTAGTCTGCCCTGGTGCAAAGGCATCAACTACACTTTCAGATCCTGGAAGCTGTGCCGGTTGTCGGTTGGATACTCCGGAGTTCTGCTGATTCTCAAATTCAAATCCGGATCCCTCTTCATAAGCCTTTATCATCTCCACTTTATCCAGGTTGAGATCTATCAGCTTGCTAAGTCTGCGGATTACCGTTTTCTTGCACATTTCTCCAAACGATTCTTTCCATGCCTGGCTATTCGCCGCTTTTGAGTAGACATCTTTCGTGTGCTTAATCTCTTCCACACTCATACTGTCGTACTTGATGGTTCCATCTGCATACATGACTACTGCAAAAGCTCCGATGATATCCTTGTTTGAGAATGGAACCGGCTTAAAGCTCAATTTCTGAACGCCTGCCTCTACTCCTTCATCGTATACATCCCCTTCCCGGACTACTTTTGCGTAAATGTCTTTGATCGGATCATCACTGAACCGTTTGCAGACCTTGATTTCTCCTTTGTAGTCGGTCTGGAAGCTCATTTCTCCCTTGTATGGGATTGCGTAACATTCTCCATTCAGGAAATCTAATCCCAGGTACGCTCCCTTAATCATGCAGAGCACGATTGAATTGATATCAACCGTCTGAAGCTGTTCTCTTTTCTTGTAGTCCTTCATCATGTCCCTGATCACTGTAATACAGTTCAGGGCAAATCTCTGCTGATTGAATCCAGGCGGCATTGCGTCTTTTTTCTCAGTCAGTGTTTTCATCAGTTGTCCCTGGATCTGATCCAGATACTGATCTGTGGTCATCTGTCTCATGTTATTCCTCCTTTAGGCTACTGCCATAGTTAATATTGAAATGGCTGTTACCGTGTTGCGAAAGTAATAATCCTTAATTTCATCCTCCAAAAGCAGCGGTACATATTCCCTGCCCTTTCCGCATCGATCGCTCTTTTTGATCGTATGCTCCAGGATGATCTGATACTCTTCCTCGGTCAGCACATATCCTTTCTTTTCCATGTCCTCACGGACTTTTCTTGTCTCCGCCGTAATATCAGGCATCGTGTTCCTCCTCTTCGTCATCCTCGTAAAAGGATTCTCCCGGTTCGCAGAAAGCCTTGTATTCGACAAAAAGCACTACTGGAAAGACAAGTCTTTCACTTCCCATTGCTTTATATCCTCTTTCGTTGTATGCCAGCTTGCAGGCTCCGATCTGCATGATCGCCGCAATCGCAAACATGGCTCCGACTTTAACTAGCTTTCTCAA